TTAGCTGATTTTTGCCAGTTTTGCGCTCGATTTGACAGGTAATTTGCCAGCCTCGCCAGCGAATTTCTCCACGGCCCGGGTGCCGGCCTCGGCATCCGCCGATGGCATCCACCGGCCGTAGACTCGCGCGATCATCGTCCAGTCAGCATGCCCCATCTGCTTGGCCACCCACATAGGGTGCTCGCCGGCCGACAGCATCATCGACGCGTAGGTGTGCCGGGTCTGGTAGGGGTTGCGGTAGCGCACTCCGGCTCGTTTGAGTGCTGCCTGCCAGATGCGCCAGATCTGGTGTGATCCAGTGAAGCGCTCGCCAGCGCGCGTCTTGAAGATGGGGCCATCGAGCTCCGTCAGGAAGGTCAGCGGCCTCTGCGCCTGCAGGGCCTCGACTGCTGGCCTGAGCAGGCGAATGTCGCGCCGGCCGGCGGCGGTCTTCGGAAATTCGGCGGTTCCCTTTGCCTCCCGAGTGAGTGCACGGCGTACGCGCACGTAGCCACCGACGAAATCGATGTCGGACCAGTTCAGGGCGATCAGTTCGGACGTGCGCAATCCGGTCCAGAGTGCAAACTGAACCATATTGCGGTTGCCGATGCCCAGCTTCGCGAGCACGGCCGCCTGCTCAGCAGGTGAGAGCGGGGCGATTTCGTCGTTGTCCTGGCCCTCCGCCGGCAGCTCGGCACGCGCGTAGGTGTAGCCGGCCAGCGGATTGGCGTCGATCAGCTCGTCGCCTGCTGCGTCGCCAAGCGCTGACCGCATGCAGCTTTGGATATTCGACAGCCGCTTATTGGAGACCTTTTTCTTTTTGCTGGCATCAATCGTTGCCAGCCAGTCCCGAATCTGTGCGCGCTTCATGTCGGATAGGGCCAGCTTTCCAAACTGGGGAATGACCCATCGATTGACGATCAACTCGTAGCCCTTGTAGGTCGAGGCCTTGATTTCGACCTTCTTCCGTTTGAGCCACTTGTCGAAATAGTCCTCGACCGTTTGAACGTCGCCAGGCCGGTCGGCGAGGGCTGCAGCGTGCCTGGAATCGGGAAAGGTCTTTGCGTAGTCGAACTCGCCTTTTTCGATCGAGTGCAATACTGCGGCACGGAACTGGATCAGCTTTCGAGTGTTGGCAGGACAGGGCTTCGCTTTGACCCGCTCCCGGCAGCGTTTGCCCTTATAGGTGAAGGCGATTTCATAGCTGGAGTCGGAAACGATAGTGACTCCTGTCCCTTTTCTACCCATCGGTTATACCCTTCCACGTCCATCAGAATTTTCTTGGTGCCCGGCTCGTAGCGCCAAACCACGCCCTCGGGCCAGATCCCTTTGCATTTGCGCGTGTAGACGGCGGCAGGTGTCAGGCCCGTCAACTCGCAGAATTTCGCGATGGTCACGAACCGTATCACGTTGACTCCCTGCCACCGTCGGCTGTAAGGGCTGCTGTGGCGCGGCCCAGCGGCCACGCCCACGGCTGGCGGATGGATGGAGCTTTCATCGCCTCTCCTTATGCTGCCATCGCCTCGGCGCGACCGAGTTCCGACGTGGTCCATGCCGCCAAGTCCCCGCAGTTGAGGGAGATCAGCGCCTTGCCGGGCCGCGGGCTGACACTGTTCCCGACCATCTTCACCTGGGCGCTCTTGCTGAAAACGCGCCCGTCGGCGCCCCGGTCGATGATGTAGCCGCGAGGGAAACCCTGGCAGTTGTATAGCTCTCGAGGGGTTAACATTCGGAGCCCGATATCGACCACCACCCATGCCTCGTCCTTGATCCACACAGTCACCAGCGCCAGCCGGTCGCGGGTGGTGATCGTGGCCAGGGGCTCGTCCAGCCCGCGCATGTTGTCGGTGCCGTAGTAGCTGATGAGGAATGCGGCACATCGTAGGGCGCCTTCCTGGTGCTCGCGGCTCAGTCGGTACTCGACCAGGCCATGGTGCTCGGCGCCGGCCGTGATCGTTGCCAGGGGTTCCTCCACGCTGCGCGCGTCGCAGTTCCTCCGTAACGTCACCAGGTTGGCAGTCACGAGCTGCTGCTGACTGCCTGTGTTGGTGATGGTCGAGACAGGAGCGCGGACATCATGGCCTGGCGTCGTGTTGAAGCCGCCATTCGCCTGGGCCAGGAAGGCAGTCGACAGTCCGTGCTTGATGCCGCCGGCGACAACAGTGCCGAGCGGCTCCCGGAGGTCTAGAACGCGAGGGGCTTGGCCCTCGCGTTCCCCATAGCCGAGCTGGATCAGGCTCGCGGCGGCCAAGCCGAGTGCATGTGCTGCGCCGGCCGGTCGCTTCGCGCCGCCGCCCGATGTGATCGTGGGGCACGGTTCCGTGACGGGCAGGCCGATATGGTCGCCGCGGAACTTCACCAGATGCGGAGCGCAGAGCGCCAGTTCGCCTCGGTGCGCTGCGGTGATCGTGCGCAGCGGATCGCGGATGCCGTGCACCCGGTCGCCGCCCTGGTGGGTCACGGGGACGATGAAAGGGTCTGTGCTGTCAAGCACGAACTTCTTCATGCCCTTGGCAATCCGGCGCATCGTGGCCTCGGCCAGCGGCTTCTTGCGATCGAAGATCGACGGGCAGGGGATGTTCCAGTCGATGTTGTCGGCCGCCGAAACGATCTTTCTTTGCCCCTTTGTCGGGTTCTCCATGTGCGTTGGCTGCGGCCAGTGGATGGGGAGGCCGTCGCGCCGGCCGAACACGAACAGGCGATCGCGCGTGGTGCCGGCGCCATGGTCGCAGGCAACCAAGCTGCCGAATTTCAGGTCGTAACCCATGCTCTCGAAGATCCGAACGAAACGCCGCCACGTCCTGCCCGCGTGCTTTGGATCCGGCACCAGGAATTGCTCGTGAACCGGGACGCGCTCACCAGGGGCGGCTACCCGGTTGGCCATCTTTCCGGTCTGCGGGCACTTCACCATTTCCAGCGTGACCACGCGGCCAGTGGCCTTGTCGCGCTTGGCGATCAGGCGTCCCCACGTCTTCATCTGATGGACGTTTTCCATGCTGATGGAACGAGGTTTGACCTGCCCGGCCCAGCGCACCATGACCCAGGCGAGTGCGCGGATCTTGCGGCTGCGTGCCTGGCCGCCCTTGGCCTGGCTGAAGTGAGTGCAATCCGGACTGCCGTGCAGGTGGCCGACGGGGCGCCCTTGCGTGGCTTTGCGCGGGCACACTTCGAACACGTCCGAGCAGTAGTGCGTCGTCTGCGGATGGTTTGCCTTGTGCATCTCGATGGCGTCTGCATCGTGATTGATGGCGATGTCGACGTGCCGGCCGAGCGCCATTTCGATGGCGGTGGACATGCCGCCGCCGCCCGCGAATAAGTCAACGATGAGTTCGTTTTCGATGTCGAGCAGGAACTGGTCTCGAATCATTCCTTGTCTCCCTCCCTGCCGCGCCAGATGGTCGTCTCCAGCACACCGCTGCGCTCCAATCGATCGACGAGCAGACGGACGGGGATCATGGCGCCGGCGATGGCAACCATTGCTCCCACGCAAAGGTCTCCCACAGTGAGTCGCGACTGCACGCGCGCGCGGCGCCACACGGCGGTGACGAACCCGACCAGCCACCACAGGGCCGCCGCGATGGCGTAGATTTCGTACTCGCTCAGCATTGGACGCCTCGCAGTTCGACCCAACGGCGGATGAACATCGCCTGCGCGCGCTCCGGATGCACGGTGTTCACGCGGCGCGCGAGCGGCTCGATGCCGTCCAGCACGGTCCAGGGCGTGGGGTCGTTGGGCATCAGGTCGCGACGCTCGGTAGCGAGCAGCACCAGGTCGGCGGTTGCGACCGCATCGCTCAGCTTGGCGGGCAGGCCGAAGCGCGCACGGATCACGCCGTCGACGCGGGCCTCGACTGCGCGGTAGTCGGGCAGGAGGGCCTTGAGCGGCCGGGGGATGTCTTTGCAGTAGGCCTCGTGCGCATCGTGCAGCAGCGCCTCAAGCGCGTGCTCGCGCGGCACGATCTGGCTGGCGAGCACGCTGTGCTGTGCCACGCTGTAGAAGCGGCGTGCGTGGCCGCCGTAGCGGCATTCGTGGGAGAGCGCCTGGGCGATGTCGAGGACGTCGATCTGCTCGGGCTTCGGGTCGGCGTAGTCGAAGTGCTTGCCGGTTGCGGTGAGGATCCAGGTCATGCGTGCCTCGTGGGTAGGAGTTCGCCGGCGGCGGCAGCGCCGCGTTGCGTGGCGAGGGCGTAGACGGTCTGGGTGGCATGCAGCTGCTGGCGGCGCGTGGTCGCCTCCTGCATGTCGTCGGTGAGGGTGAGGGCGGCGCCGATCGCGCGGAATTCGTCGCCGACGCGCCGGAAGCGCTTGCCGACCTCGGCGACAGCAACAACGCCGCGCGCCATCGCGTCGAGCACATCGCCAACGTGGGCGAAATGCTGCTGGGCCAGCACCTGGCCGACATTGATGCGGAAGGCCAGGGTGTGCCAGCTTTCTTCGGCGGCCGTGCCGTCGCGCAGCTTCTCGAGTTCGACGTGCGGCACCAGCTGCAGCTGCACCTCGGCGCCGCGGCTGAAGCGGATAACCGACGGCAGGGCGCCCGTTTCGCGCGCGGGCCGGCCGCGATGGTGGCGGCGCTTGCTCACGATTCCACCTCGCCCAGCGCCGTCGTTACTTCGCTGACGTAGTCGTCCAGCTGCCCCAACAGATCTGCCGGGCGGCCGTTGTTGAACATCTCGATGTCGCCGTGGGCGAAGTCGATGCCGTGCTCACTGCTGTGCTCGGCCACGCGGCGCGCGGCGGCCCGGTGCAGGTGGATAATGACGCCGCCGGCGCGGCGGATCATGTCGGCCTCGTTCTCCATGCGGACGTCCGACACGACAACGCTGTGGCCTGCGAAGAGCTCGGCGCGGATGCGCCCCTCGGCCAGCGTCACCCACACGTCGGGCGAGACCAGCTTGCGGCCCCACTCCGTGCCCATCGACTGCATGAGCTGGCGGGGGGACTTGCCGATCAGCGGCAGCAGCTCTTCTTTGCGGCCGGGCTCGAAGTCGGTGGCGGTCAGGCCGAAGCCCACCTGCAGCATCGCGCGCAACGGGTCTGCGAACGCGATCTGGCGGAAGCCGTGGGCGGCGCGCAGGTGTGCGGCGGCGGTGTCTTTGCCGACCTGGGCGCGGCCGGTGAATCCGATCAACATGGGCTGTCCTCGATGGGCAGCCCGCGCGCCCGGCGGCGCGCGGGCGTGGTGGTTACTGGGCGAAGGGCTCGCCGAAGAAGAAGGGCGTGCCGGTCTTCTCGCGGATCGTGGCGATCAGCGTGGTGGTGGCGGCCTCCAGCGTCTTGTCCTGGCGGATGAGCTCGTACCAGAAGCTGACCTTACCGTCCCGCGCGCGGTAGCGCAGCCGGGCGTCGATGCGGTAGGCGTCGCCGTTCCAGAACACCGGAATGCCGACCGCGAAGCGCTCGAACAGCTGCATCTTCGCCAGGGTCTGGTCGTCGTCGTCCTGTACGAACGACATCTGCACGCCGCCATTCGACAGGCGGATGGCGCTCTTGAACCGCATGTCCTGGTTGGCCTCGAACGACAGGGCCATCTCCAGCATCTGCGCGCCCGTCGGCAGGCCGGCGCCGTCCGGGCTGGCGATGTCCTTGAGGTTCTCCTCGATGAAGCCGGCGAACTCGGCCTGGCTCATCGGCTTCCGGTTCTGGCCGAACCAGCGCCGCCACTCCTCGCTGAACTCGGGGCTGAAGCGGGCGAGGTGGTCGCGCCACTGCGGCTTGTCTTCATCCTCGCCGTGGTCGTTGACGATGGCGACGAAGCCGACGCTGCCTGCCTTGTAGTCGGCGTTGCCCCAGATCGTGCTGTCCGTCAGCGAGCCGTGGCGCTTCACGTAGTCGATGAAGCTGTCCGCGTCCAGCAGCTTGACCTTGGTGCGCTTGCGCAGCGGCGCGCGCAGGCGGTTCTCGTCGTCGTGCGTCTCCAGTTTCCAGTCGGGCGGCAGTGCCACGCGGCGCACTGCGCCGGGCGCGCCCGTGAGGAGTTCGACGGGGTGCTTCATTTCCTTGGCCAGGGTCTCGGCCAGGTTAGGATGCTGTTCCATGGTGGTGGTGTCCCGCGTGGGGTAGGTGGGGGTTACGCCGTCTTGAGCGCGGACGGCGCGGCGTCGGTCGTGGTGGCGACGCTCTTCAAGTCCAGCTTCTGCTGACGGGGGTCGTCGGCAACGAGGTTGCCGTCCGGGGTCGCGAAGAGCATTGCTTCCATCGCGTCTTCGGCCGGCTTCTTCAGCGTGACCTTGCCGGTGATGTGCATGGCGCCGCCGCGCGTGGCCTTCTTGACGGTCACCTCCAGCGTCAGCTTGCCGGCCTTGCCGGAGGCGTCCACGGCCGTGACGAGATCGTTCATCTTGTCGCTGGCCGTATCGATGAACACGCCGCCGCCGATGTGGCGCAGGGTGTCGGTGATGGGTCTGGCGGACACGTTGTCCTCCCAATGGATGCCGCGCACGGATGCGCCGCGCGGCGTGGCGCTAGTCGAAATCGTTGGCTTGGGCGCGTTTGGCGTCGAAGGGTTGGCGGGCGGCTCGTTGGCGCGCGCGCGCGGCCATGGCGCGGGACGTGGCTTCCAGCGCGCGGCGCAGCGGCCCGGGCTTCAGGGCGTCCGCTGGGGACCCGCGCATGCGCAGCGCGCGCCAGGTGCGCAGGACCTCGGCATCCGGCAGCGGCGCCGCGGCCACGTCAGTCTCCCCGCTCAACAGTGGTGCGAGCCGCGCGCGAGCGTTCCCTGAACCGGCCGGCATCCTGGGCCGAGTTACCCTGCTGTTTCGCTATCCAGGCCAGGAAAACCCCCACCACGAAGCCCATCAGGGCCACGGTGCCGAGCAGTACGTAGATGCGGTCCATGGCCGGTCACGGCGTAGCCAAACGGGTAGCGGGGGCCGTGGCGGTCACTATGTCCTCCGGAATCGGTGTGTCCTGGGAGATCAGGTGGATCACGGCCGTGGCGACGTTGGGCAGTCGTAGGGTGTAGTGCCGGTACGTTGTGGTGCTCTCGATCTGCCGCTCAATGACGCCGCCATGGGCGAGCAGAAAGCGCAGCAGCGCGACGGAGCACTCCTCCCTGTGGGTGAATAACTGGATGCGGTCATCAAAGGTGGCCGGATCTGTTGTCGACCACTCGATGCCTTCGTAGTGAGCGGTCGAAAGCAGTTCGCCCAGCGCGTCGAGGTCCTTTTCGAATCGCGCGATCGCGGTTTTGCGGGCGAGTGCCTCGGTTTCGGCTTTCAGCCAGAGTCGTTCGGAGTAGCGCATCACAGGCCTCCACCAATGACCAGGTCTGCGGCGGGCGCGATGGCGCCGGCCAGGCCGAACAGCGCCAGAATCAGGGCGATGCCGGCAGCCGGATTACGACTCAAGGGGCCGTTTGCTAGGCGGTGGACGGCTGACGTGTGCTCGGTCATAGCGACACCCCATTGCCGGGGCGCTCGGGAAAGGCGAGCTCTTCGGCCTTTTCGAGGGCGTCGGCATACATGCCGCAGATGCGCAGCTGCAGGCGCCCCTTTTTCAGGGTGGGCGAGGGGTATGGCCCCGTACCACGCTCGATCACCTTCCACTTGCTGCGCAGCAGCGCCGCCAGCAGACCCGGGCCATGGTCGAACATGGGGTTGTAGGCGAGTGTGCTGCTGAACGGGCTGCGCGAGAGGTGTTCGGCATAGATCTCGCGGCCGGCGGCTTTGATGGTCGGCCGCTCGGCATCGAGCAGCTTGAGTGCCGCGCGCATGCGCTCGAGCTCTTTGATGCGCGCGCGGTGGCGCTCGTTCTCGCGTTCGATGGCTTGCTCGTACAGCGGCAAGGCGAGCATTGCCTCTAGGGAGTGGGGCTTTTTCGCTTTCATGCCGCCACCTTTCTAAGTCGCGGCTGTTCCAGGCCTTCGGCTTTCGCCGTCTGGGGCGGCACGATGCCGTGCGCGTTCAGAAAATGCAGGGCGGATGCATGATTCCGCGCGCTCAGCTGGAGACCCCCGCCGAGCGGGTCAATCAGGCGCAGATCGACGCCGGCACAGTGGGCGACGCTGAGGAATTCGCCGATGGCGTCAATGCTGCCGGCGAGCCGTTCGATGTTTCTGCGTCGACGCGCGATTTCCTCGTCGAGTTCTTTGAGCAGGCGTTCGGAGTAGCGCATGGCTGACCTCACGCTTGCTGGTGAACCGTGCGCACACGCAGATCTGTCTGCTCTTTTTCGTCGATGTGCAGCGCATATGCGTGGATATAGAGCACGGAGGTAAGCGCTGCTACGTACAGCAAAACTCCCCTGATTTTCCTGGCCATCGTCATCACCGTAGATTTGGTTAGCGCAACAGTGCTAAATCTAGCAGCGCTGCGAGGGCTTTGCAAGCACTTAAAGGCTAATTTTGGCCCGAGGGCTTAGCCTGCAGGTAATAGCTGTAGGCGGTTGGCCCGCGCGGATGTGAGAAAATCTCGCCCGATTCAGCTAACCCAAGCCGAAAAATGCTCGTTCAATGTGGTGAATGTGGCCGGGAGGTGAGTGACCGTGCGGTGGCGTGCCCGGCCTGCGGTAACCCCGCCGCTCGAGAAGGACGGTCCGGAATGCCTTTCGTGTGGAAGCTCGCGTTGGTTGTTGGCGTGCTTTTCGCGTTTGGGTTTCTGCTTGGCATCGCCGGGAACAATGCGCTGAACAGCCCCAAGCGGCGTGATGAGTTGGCGATTGAGAAATGTCGCGAGACAGAGCGGGATGCGCTTCTCGATTTGGGTGCACGCAGATTTGCCCGTGCGGCGTGTGACCGTATGGTCGATGAATTTCGGTCTCGGTACGGGGCGGAACCGAGATAATTGTGCGGTGCGCTTCTGTGGCCCGTCAGCTGGCGACGCTGTCGGTGTGGGTGTCAGCAACCAGCTGGCGCAGCGCATCCTCTGCACGCTGCAGTTCTGCGAGACCCGCGGCGAGAATATCCGCGTCCAGGAAGTCGACACTGCGTGTGTAGTGTTCTTCCTCATCGCCTGCCGTCGGCATCCAGGCGGCTACCTGTCTGCGTGCTGCGCGGAAGTCCTGAATGCCATTCAGAACATCGAGCCTCGTGCGCGGCTCGGCCTGGCCGGGGCGTCGCAGTAATTCCCATAGGCAGTCGCAGATCGTCTCGATCGTGAGCTGCGTTATTCCCATCACGATCTCGGTTGTTTCTGGCGTGGCTCGCAATTGCTGACTAAATGCGAGTCGCAGCAGGTTTTCGCAGGTCCGATAACGAGTGGTTGCCTCGTTCCATAGCTGGCGTTTCACACCTGCATCTGTGACGGCGGGGCCGTGGGGCTCGGCGTTGGCCGTGGAGTTTGATTGGGTGCGCTTGGCTGCTGCCCGGCCCTGTTCCTCCACCGTCATGTGTAGAAAGGCGCTTGCCTTCAAGGCTTTGTCCCGACGATACCTGTATGCGCCGCCCACCGCTATGACCGGTGCGGCAGCGGGATCTGTCGGTCGCAGCATGGCTATGACACCATCAAATTCGTCCGATAGCGCATGTTCGGCCAGTAACCCGATGACGTGTCGAGTGTCCTGGCGGTAAATATCGTCGGTGTCGAGTTTTGCTGCCGACGCCGGGGCGGAGGGGAAGGGTATTACGATGCCCATCTATTACATTCGGCATCGGTCGTCCATGGAGCAGCGGTGCCAAAAAGGGGAGTTGAAGTCTCCTATTGTGTCCGCTGGCACATAATTTGAGAATCCCGCGCTTGACGGGGGATGCGTTCTCGGCTTGTTGGTAAGCCGCTATACCGCGCCCTTCTTGGGGGGCTTCTTGCGGGCAGGTGGTCCGCCGCTAAGGAAATAATCAGAATCTGGGGTTGGGTTCGGCGTGTTCATTGCGTTTTGCACGCTGCTTCGAGCCCTGGCGCGCAATTCGTCCACCAGTTGCGCGAGTCCTTGCGCGATCTGTAAATCGCGTGCCCGTGTTGTCGCGACGTCCTCGCATAGGCGGCTGTAGGCGTCGTCTATCGCCGCATTGCCTGCGTTGCCTTTCGGCCGCGCGTCTTGATCTGTCAGCAGTTCCGCCACTGTGATGCCGAGTGCGTCGGCGACTTCCTCAATCGCATCAAGGCGGGGCCACACGTCCATGTCGGAGCGCAGCCATTTGCTGATGGTCGTTTGGCCGATGCCTGACTTCTTCGCCAGTTGGTTTTGGCTGCGTACGTTGGAGGACGCAGCCATCAGGCTAGCGAGGTTCTCGGCGAGGATGACTCGAGCGGGTTTTCGGGCGGATCTCATGAGCATATTTTTGCTAATTCGGTTAGTCATGTGGTGCTAGTTGCTTGTATGCTTAGCCCTTGCGTGCTAACCTCGGCTGCATGCAAAAACCCATGCTTGCAGTTGTGTTGGAGAACCTCCAGCGGTCAAAGGGCCAATGGATGGAGATCGCGCGCGCTTTGGCCCCTGAGAGCGTTGTGAGCTACTACTCGTGGCTCACCAAGTTTGCTGGCGGCCGGATTTCCGATCCGTCTGTGAATCGAATTCAGCGTTTGTACGACTGGTTCGAGTTGGCGCGCGCTCAGTCACCGCAGGGCGCGCCGCCAGGTAGCGGGGCACCTGGTGGTGCGGACGAATGCTGATTCGCTGCATGGTGTTTTCCTCCTCGGTGGACAGGGGTATCTGCTGACCGCGGCTTACCAATGGTCGGTTCGCGACGGGTTACGTCGCATGTAGACCGTAAGACTCCAAAAATCCGCGAACTGCCGTGCTAGCTCAACTGGCGCGGTGTTGCGTCTTGTTTGTTTGCGCTTGACTGAATCTTAGGCAGCGGCGCGGCACAAGAAAACGGCCATTTTCATCGGGGTTTACCGTGATCTCTTCTCGTATGTCCGAGGTTGACCAGCATGAAGCGCTGTACGGACTGGCAACACGCTATCCGGGCGGCCTGGCCGGGCTCGCTTACGCGCTTTCGCAGCGGACCGGCAAGCGGGTCTACCTGAATGTCCTGCGCAATAAGCTGCGTCCGGGCATCGATTCGCATCACATCACGCTCGAAGAGTTTTCGATGATCCTTGAACTGTGCGAGGAGGCGCGCGTGCCAGATGCGCATGCGCCGCTGGATGCGTTGTGCTGGCGTCATGGCCGGGTGCCCGTGGAGTTGCCCGAGGCGGATGCGAACGATCCCAATCCGGCCCACACCGTGTGCCGGGTGATGGCCAAAGTTGGCGATCTGGCTGCGACGGTGGCGAGGGCTGCCGAGGACAACGTCGTCACCGAGGCCGAGCTCGAAGCCATTGAAGGAGAGTTTCTCAAGGCGTATGTCTCGCTGGCGACATGGCACGCCGAAATCCGGGCGCAGGCCGTCGCGCCGCAACGTCGGAAAGCATGACGCAACGTTCGCTGACCTGGGCACCGGAGCCGCCGCGTTTCTTTGCGGACATGACGTGCTGCAAGCCGGCCCGCGTATTGGTCGGGCTCTCGTGCAAGCGCCCCTATCAGCAGTGCTGTGCCTGGCATCACATCCGCCTCGTGGTGCGCCACCGAGGCGAGAAAGCCCTCGTCCAGTTCGCCGATCACCTGCTGTCCGTCTGCGGGTGGACGCTGGGCGAGGTGTTCTTTTCGTTCAACGCGGCGCGCGAAATCTCTTCGCTGGCCATCGTGTGCGCCAGGCGGTGGCGCGCCATTCCATCCGCGGCCGATCGCGCCGCGTATCGCAATCAGATCTGCGCTGACACGTCGCCCGAATTCGTGGCGACGTTCGACGTGCTGTGCGAGGCCGACGCCGGCCCGCAGTGAGGTATCCCATGGACTATCCAATCGAACCGATCGACGCAATCGAGCGGCGGGGCCGCTCGGCCATGTGCAATGGCCTTGAGCCCGAGATGTGCCCCTACGACTACGACAGCGCGCACTGGCGCGCGTGGCAAGTCGGCTTCCTGGCCGCCGCCCTCGAGGTAGCGACTGCCGCTGCCGTGTGTGTCGATGACGAGGTGGCTGCATGACCGCCGCATTCGTAATCACTGGCGATGAATGGCAGGCGCTGGCCGCCGTCGACCATCTCGCGTGCCGCCTCTACCTGGTGCTGCGGCGTTGCATGGATTTCCGGACGGGCGTGGTCGGCGGCCCGCTCAAGGCGATTTCGTGGCAGGCGTTGCGCGAGCACACGGAGGTGCCGGGCCGGCCCGGCGTGCGCTATTTCCGCCCGACCGAGCAGCAGTTGCGTCGCCGTGTCGAGCAGTTGGAGAAATGCGGGTTGCTGCGCCGGATCAGTGAGGGGCTGACCCTGAAATTTCGGATGCTGCTGGCGCGCACGGATTCGTGTGTCCCAAAAAAAGCCGGAGGGGGCGCGAGAGGGGAGAAAAAGCCGGAGAAAGCCAGTCGTGGCGCGGGTTCACGGCAGGGCAGTCCGGGTAGGCGTTCGGCAAAAGCCGACACACATCCGTTTCCCGGTAACACCTCTATACCCTCCTCACCTCCCTATTCGACGCAGTGGGAGGAGGAGGGGCGAGATGAGCCACAAACCGAACCGGGATCCGATGCACTCGAGCTGGGGGCAGGCGAGCAGCCGGTGCATCGGCTCTCAGAGCAACCTCGTCGCGACGCTGATGCGGTAGGGGATGGCCCTGCGGGCCGGCTTGCAGAAGGCGAAGATGGCGAGCGGCCGTGGTCGCCTGTGCTGGTGTGGCCGCGACGCATTCCGATGCATGAGCGCGCCGCCGTGGCGCACCAGCTGGCCGCGCTGCCGCACGACCGGCGGCAGCGCGTGCTCGACGAGTGGGACGGCAGCATGGGCGGCGGGCAGATCAAGCGGCCGTGGCTGTTTTTCGCGAGCCTCGTCGCCAAGGCCAGCGGGCCGGGGTGGGTGCCCGAGTACGCGGATCGAGTCCGCGATGCGCGCGAGCAGCAGGTGCGGGCCGATGCCGCGTTGCGGTCGCAGCGCCTGGCCCCCGTCGTCGCGCCGCAGGCCCCGAAGAGTCTTTCTCCCGCTGTGCTCCGCTTGCGGGCGCTGGTGAAACCGAGGGGCAGCCAATGACGCCCGAGCAAGCCTACGCCGAGGCCTGCGAGCAGATGCCGCGCCGCGCCGACGGTGCTGACACGTGGTCATCTCGCGCTGTGTTCTGGGCCGCCGTCCGCGCGGGCGCCGACACGCTCGGCCGGCCGTGGGCCGAGATCGCCGAGCGCTGGGCGCGCCTGTGGGCCGTTGCCGCGGAGGAGCATTTGCCGCCGATTCCGGGTGCTGCGCATGTGGGCGCATCGCCGGATGCCGCTGCGGCCGAACAGAACCTTGAGCGGATGCGCGCCATGGTCGGCGCGCGCCGCCGCTGAACCACGATCACACCAGGGAGCATATGCGAATCGATCCGAGGGAACAGGTTGCCGTCGCCATGAACGTGCGCGGGCAGTTGGCCGAGAAGGCTGCGGCGAGCGATGTCGTGCTGGGCGCGTTTGCGGCGGCCGACGAGCTGGGCCGTGCGCTGTGGCGCTTGCGGTATGGCGAGATTGCACGCGCGAGCGGCATGGACCGTGCGACCGCGTTGCTCGCGAAGCGGCTGCGTGCGAACGTGCGCGGCCGTGGCTTGCGCGACCGCCGGCCCAGCGCCGACGACGGCGGGCCGGACATCTTCCATCGGCTGGCGCGTCGCGCGGTGTGGGAGTGGCTGCACGACAGGTGTCCGGCGTGCGGCGGCCAGGTGGTGGGCGGCATGCGTGACGCCGACCATGTCCTCGGTGAGCGCGCCTACAGCTGCGCGGCATGTCGCGGCACCGGGCGTGCGCACTACAGCGACGCGGAGCGTGCGATGTCGCTGGTGCTTGATGTCGACGTGTTTGCGCGGCGCTGGCGCGAGCGGCTGGTGGCGGCCCTCGCGCTGCTCGATCGTTACGATGGCGACACCGAGCGCACGATGAACGCGCAGCTGCGGCCTCTTGCGCAATCGAAACACGTCGCCTAGAATCCGGTCCACCTGCTGGCACCGTGCACGACGGTGCAGCCCTCCCAGGACATACGACAAGAGCAATAGGAGCCTGGGCGGATCGTCGATAGGGAACGTGCGTCTGCAGAATTCATCACCGAAGCCCCGAGTGCGCAAGCCCTCGGGGCTTTGTCTTTTCCGCTTCCTGTTCGGAGTTTGAGCATGCCACCCAAGGCACCGCGCCCGTGCCGTGTGCCGGGCTGTCCCAAGTACGCCGCACCCGGCGGCGCCTACTGCGAGGAGCACGCGGTCCAACGGCACGAGACAGAGGTTGCCCGCCGTGGCACAGCTGCGAGTCGCGGCTACGGATCGAAGTGGCAGCGCGAGCGGCTCGAGTACCTGAAGCGCAACCCGATCTGCGTGGAGTGCAAGAGGGGTGGCCACGTGGTGCCGGCCAAGGTTGTCGACCACATCGTGCCGCACAAGGGCGATCAGCATCTGTTCTGGCGCCGCAGCAACTGGCAGGCGCTGTGCAAGACGTGCCACGACCGCAAGACGGCGCGCGAGGACGGCGGGTTCGCCAACCCGAGGCGCTGAGTGCGGCACGGCAGCGCGGGTGGGGTGGCCGGGGGTGCCACCCCACCGGGGAGGGGGTGGTCCGGGAGGGGGCACCCCCCCGGGGGGAGGGGGGTGGTCCGATCCCTGGGGCGCCGGTCGACCCAGACCGCGCTCCAGGTCGATTTTTTAGAGCAGTCGATTTTGAGAGGGGGGGTTAAGCAATCCGCCTCATAGAGCGCACGAAACAAGGCCGGAGGCCGTTTCACGTGGCTCGCACAAAAAGGAGCCGTCTATGGGCCTGCAAGACAACGAGGCGCCGGCCAAATCCCCCGAGACACCTTCCGGGCGGTCGGTCGGCGGTGGTAAGGAGATCCGGTCGCCGGCGCCGCCGCCGGGCACGAACCTCACCCCGCGCGAGCGCAAGGTGTGGGACTACATCTGCGCGCAGCTGCGCGAGGCCGGCATGCCGCACCTCACGGCGGGCATCGCCATTGCGGTCGTGTGCCGCACGTTCATCCGCTGGGTGAACACCGAGTTGGAGCTGCAGAACTTCGAGGCATCGAACAGCGGTTCCTACTTCATCAAAACCCCGAAGGGGTACGAGCAGCCGCACCAGCTGTTCTACGCGGCTGCCGCGATAAAAAAGGAACTCCTCACATGGCTGCCCGAGAGCTGCCTGACGCTGCCGTCGACGGTGACGGCACGGGCGAAGCTGGGCGACGAGGGCGTGCAGGACGATCTGTTCGCGGAGCTGTTCGAGCACGGTCTCGAGCGCGTCGCACCCAGAAACAGATTTCCGGCCTGACGCCGGCGACGCTCCACGAGTGGGACGAGGTCTACGGCCTGCCGGTGCTGCGCGGCGAGGTCGTCGTCTGCGAATACGTGTACCTGGCCGTCGAGCGGCACTACCGCGATTTGCGCGATGGCGCCGCGCGCGGCTTGCGTTTCGATCCGGATCGCGCGCGGCACGTGATCCAGTTTATCGAACGGTTCTTCGTGCACATCAAGGGCTCGCTGGCCGGCCAGCCGATCCTGCTCGATCCGTGGCAGAAATTCTGGACGGCGGTGCTGTACGGCTGGCTCAACGCCGACGGCACGCGGCGCTTCACCCGCGGCTACGAGGAAGTTGCGCGCAAGAACGGCAAGTCGACATGGAAGGGGCCGCAGGGCGCGTACCTGTTCATGATGGACGCCGAGCCCGGCGCCGAGGTGTACGCGGTGGCCACCACGCGCGAGCAGGCCATGTCGGTATTCAAACCGGCCTTCGACAACCTGCGCCGCTGGGCGCGTCGCTCGCCTGGCGTGAAGCGGTCCTTCAAGATTCACGAGGGCCGCAACCTCGAACAGGTTTCGTTCGATAGTGCGGTGTTCAAGCCGCTGCCGGCCAACGCCGAATCGCTGGACGGCCTCAACCCGCACGCCATCCTTTTCGACGAGCTGCACGCGCAGAAGTCGCCGGAGGTGTGGGAGGTGATGGAATCCGCGCTGGGCGCGCGCACGCAACCGTTGCTGTCGGCCATCACCACGGCGGGCTTCATCCTCGACGGCGTGTGCACCGAGATCCGCCGCTACCTGATCGAGGTGCTCAAGGGCGAGCGGCAGGACGACAGTTTTTTCGGCTACATCTACACGCTCGACCCGGACGATGACCCGTTCGATGAGGCGGTGTGGGTGAAGGCGAATCCCGGCCTGGGGTTGTCCAAGCTGTGGCACTACATGCGCTCGATGGCTCGCAAGGCCAAGGCGTTGCCCAGCGCCAAGGTCAATTTCATGACCAAGGATCTGAACCTGTGGGTGAACTCGGCCGATGGCTGGATCGACCCTCGGGAGTGGGACAAGGGCGGCAAGCGGTTCGACCCCGCGCGGCTGGCCGGCCGGCGCTGCTATGGCGGCATCGATCTGTCGTCGACGCAGGATCTGACCGCGTTCGCGCTGGTGTTTCCTCCTCCGGACGACGAGCCGGACGGCGAGTGGTACGTGCTGGTGCAGACGTGGTGCCCGCAGGACAAGGCCGACACCCAGGCCGGCGAAGACCGGGCCGACTACAAGCGCTGGGCGGAAGAGGGCTGGCTGACCATTACCGAGGGCGCCATCACCGATTACCGCAACGTCAAGCAAGCCGTGCTAGAGGCGCATGCCCGGTACGAGCTGGTCGAAGTCGGCTTCGACGTGTGGAACTCCAGCCAACTGGTCGGCGAACTGCTCGAGGAAGAACTGCCGATGGTTGAGGTGCCGCAGAACTTCAGCGGCATGTACCCCGGATCCAAACGGTTCGAGGAACTCGTCTACGGCAAGCGCCTGCGACACGGCGGTAATGCGGTGCTGCGCTGGGCCGTGGCCAACGTGGCCTTGCTGTTCGACACCAACGGCAATTTCCGGCCTGACAAGAAGAAATCGCGCTTGCGCGGCCGGATTGACCCGGCCGTCGCGGTCGTGATGGCCCTCAGTCGCGCGGCCGTGCTGGAAGACAAGAAATTCCAGCTGAGCTCGTTGGACGACGACGACATTCTCGTGATGTGACCATGAAAACACTGCTGATCGACGCGGTCGGCCTGGCGGGCCTAGGCTGCCTGGCTACTGGCGTGCATCTCCAATTTGGGCCTGGGCCGGCGCTGATCGTCGCCGGCGCCGTTCTCCTTCTGGTGGCATTGGCCGCCGCGCGGCGCAAGGGGGTGGCATGATTTTCGACAGGCTTTTCGAGAGCCGCAGCAGCATCGAGAATCCCGAGGTGCCGCTGACGGGCCGCAACCTGCAGGAATGGCTGCATGGGGATGGCGCGGCCACCGTCACCGAGCAGACCGCGATGCGGCTCACGGCGGTCTACTCCTGCATCAACGTGCTATCGACTGCGCTGGCCCAGCTGCCGGCGGTGGTGCTGCGCCGCCAGGGCGACAACATCAAGCCGGCCACCGATCACCCGGCGTACTACCTGCTGCACGACGAGCCGAACGCTTGGCAGACCAGCTACAAGTGGCGCGAGACCAAGCAGGCGCATGTATGCGGCTGGGGCAACGGCTACAGCGTGATCCGCCGCAACCGTGCCGGGGAGGTGGTCGAGCTACAGCGCAGCCTGCCCTGGCAAACCGCCCTCGTGCGGATCGGCAACCGCTGGGTGTACAGCACGCTCGACGAGGACGACTATCCGCTGGCGGTCGCGCCCGAGGACATGATCCACATTCGGGCGCTGGGCTCCGATGGTCGCATGGGCATCAGCCCGATCCGCCAGCACGCCGAAACCATCGGCCTGGGCCTGTCGGTGCAGCGCTACGGCAAGGAATTTTTCGACGGCGGCGGCCGACCGACCGGCCTGCTGACGGTCAAGGGCGACCTGCAGGACAAATCTTGGGAGCGGCTCAAATCCTTCTGGGCAAAGGCGGTCGCGCGGCTGAAACAGTCGGACAACAAGACGCTGCTCCTGCCGGCCGATCTGGATTACAAGTCCATCAGCATCGCGCCGGAGGACGCCCAATACCTTGAGACGCGGAAATTCAACCGCTCGGAAATCGCCAGCCTGTACAACGTGCCGGGGCACATGATCAACGACCTGGAGCGGGCCACGTTCTCGAACATCAGCGAGCAGGGCGTCGGGTTCGTGCGCTACACGATGATGCCCTGGGTGATGAACTGGGAGCAGGAGATCAATCGCAAGGTATTCACGCCGGCCGAGCGCCGCGCCGGGTACTACGTGAAATTGAACCTGGCAGCGCTGCTGCGGGGTACGCCGAAAGAGCGCGCCGAGTTCTATCACTACGGCATCACCGACGGGTGGCTCGACCGCAACGAGGTCCGCGCCCTGGAAGACCTCAACCCGCGCGAGGGCTTGTCCGAGCTCCTCATCAGCGTCAACGCCAAGTCGGCCAGTGAGGCCGCGCCGCCGGCGGCCCCCGTCACGCAACCCTGAGAACGCCATGACCGATATTGAAAAGCGCACGCTGCCCGGGCAGCTGTGCGAATTGCGCTCGTCCGAAGCCGGCGCAGAGAGCGTGCCGACGATCTACGGCTACGCCGCCGTGTTCAACACCCGCAGCGCGCTGATCGCCGGCCTGTTCGTCGAGGAGGTCATGCCCGGCGCGTTCGACGGCGTGCTCGGCGACGACGTGCGGGCGCTGTTCAACCACGACCCGAATTTCGTGCTGGGCCGCACGCGCAGCAACACGCTGCAGATTTCGGTCGACTCGCGCGGCTTGGCCTACACCGTCACGCCGCCGAACACCCAGACGGTGCGCGATTTGCTGCTCGCGCCGATGGCGCGCGGCGACATCAACGGTTCCAGCTTCAGCTTCCGCGTGGCACCCGATGGAGACGAGTGGCGCCAGGAGGGCGAGCTGGTGGTGCGGACCATCCACCGTTTTCAGACCCTCATTGACGTTTCGCCGGTCACGTATCCGGCCTACGACGAAAGCCATTCTGCGCAGCGCTCGCTGACGGCGTGGCGGCAGGCGCGCGACGACAAGGCTCACGTCGCGGCAATCAACCAGCGTCGCGCACGCGAACGCTTCCTTGAACTCCTCAACATTTAATGGAGATGGTATGACCCTGGCTGAACTGAAGCAGAAGCGTGCAAAGATCGCGGCCGAAATGCGCTCGCTGCACGACAACATTGGCGAGGCCGCCTGGAACGACGAACAGCGCTCGCGCTGGGAGGCGATGCGCGCGGATCTCAAGCAGCTCGAAGAGCAGATCGCGCGCGAGGAGGAACTGCGCAGCGCGGAACAGCGCTTTGTCGAAAGCAACGCCGACGACCTGGCCCGGCAGGCGCGCCAGGCTGCAGCCGCCGCGACCGGCGAGCCCACGGACGACGAACGCCGCTCCGCCGCATTTGGACGCTTTCTGCGCGAAGGCCTCGGCGAGCTGTCCGCCGAAGAGCGCAGGGCGCTGCAGGAACTGCGAGCGCAGGGCGCCAGCGCGCCGGACAAGGGTGGCTATACGGTGCCGCGCACCTTCCTGGCCAAGGTGGTCGAGCAACTGGTGACCTACGGCGGCATCGCCAGCGTCATGCAGAACCTGACCACGGACGGCGGCGAGCCGATCGACTGGCCGGTGGCCCTGGGCGTGGCGGAGGAGGGCGAGCTCCTCGGCGAAAACGAATCGGCGACCGAAGACGACATCGACTTCGGCAGCGGTAGCCTCGGTGCGCACAAGCTGTCGTCGAAGGTGATCCGTGTAAGCAATGAACTGCTGAGCGATTCCTCGATCGACATGGAGACGTTCCTGGCCGGCCGTATCGCGTCGCGCATCGGCCGCGCCGAATCGCGGCTGCTAGTGCAAGGGACGGGCGCCGGCAAGCCGCTGCAGCCGAAGGGGCTGGCCGCGTCGGTGGCGATCACCAAGAGCACGGCAAATGCCGCCAAGGTGACCTGGCAGGAGGTCAACACGCTGATTCATGCGGTGGACCCGGCCTACCGGAACGCCCCGATGTATCGCTTGGCCTTCAACGACCAGACGCTGCAGGTGCTCGAGGAACTGGTCGACGCCAATGGCCGCCCGCTGTGGCTGCCGGGCCTGGATTCGTCCGCGCCGGCCACGATTTTGAAGCGCCAGTACGTGATCGACCAAGCAATCGACGACATCGGCGCCGGCAAGAAATTCATGTACGGCGGCGACTTCAACCAGTTCATCCTGCGCCGTGTCCGCTACATGGCGATCAAGCGCCTGGTCGAGCGCTTTGCGGAATTCGATCAGGTCGGTTTCCTGGCCTTCCATCGCTTCGGCTGCGTGCTGCAGGACACGTCTGCTGTCGCGGCGCTGGTCGGCAAGCCGGCGGCGTAACGGAGCGGGCCGCGAGAGCGGTCCGCTGTGCACATGATCGAAATTTCCGAGATCCGCGAGCAGCTGCGCATCGAGCCGGAGGAAACGGACGATGCTCTGCTGCAGCGCTATCTGCGCGCGGCGCTGCGCCTGATCGAGAACCGCACCAATCGCAAGCTTTATCCGGCAGGCGGGCCGTTGCCGGCGGATGCGCCGGCCAATGCGCTCCAGCTGGACGATGGCCTGGCGCTGGCTGCCCTGCTGCTGATCGGCCATTTCGACGAAAACCGTTCCGACAGCACGGACGCCGCGGTGCGGTCGATTCCGACGGGGGCTGCCGCGCTGATCGAGCCCTACCGATGGTTTTTTGATGAATAGGTGACCCATGCAGCGAGGCAAGTACAACCGGCGCATTGTGCTGCAGCGCCGGGAGGCGGGGCGCGCCCCATCCGGGCAGCCTATCAATGCCTGGGTGGACGTTGCCCGGCCATGGGCGCGGGTGCGGGGCGAGAACGGCAAGGAATTCATCGCGGCGGACCGGGAAACGGCCGAGAGCGATGTGAGTCTGCGCATCCGGTACCGGACCGACGTGACGGCAGCGTGGCGCGTGATCTATCGCGGCCGGCCGTGCGACATCAAGGCGGTGCTGCCCGATGAGGTGCGGCGGCAGCACGTCGATCTCGTTGTGACGCTCGGCGCGAGCAAGGGATGAGCATGCTGAAGATGACAGGCGATTTGCTGGAGGCCATCGACGGCCTGGAGGCTGATGTTGTGGAGGGCTACGTTGTGCGGCCGGTGGCGCACGGGGGCGCGCTCGTGTTTTACGAGGAGGCGCGCGCATTGGCGCCGGTCTACAGCGGGCCCGCGCAGAAACGGGTACGGCCCGGCCAGCTCAAGAACGCCATCTATCGGGTGTTCAACCGGGACAAGCCGGACAGTGGCCGCGCGAGCTACAGCATCAGCTGGAACGCCGTCGCGGCGCCACACGGGCATCTCATCGAAAACGGGCACTGGCTGGTGAAGAAGCGCAAGGGGCGCAAGCGTCGGATTCGCTGGGTGCCGGCTCAATCGTTCATCCGCCGCGCCGGCGATCGGGCGCCCGATGCCGTCGAGGCGATGCAGCGTCGGGCGCGTGAGAGGGTGGCCGAGGTGCTGAAAAAGACCGTGGTCGACGACTTTGGTAACGAGGTGGCGGCAGGAGATGACCATGGCAGTTGAGGATGACATCCGGCGCGTCGCAGCGTCGTTCGTTGACGATCGCGTCTTCCCCGACGAGGCGCCCGCCGATACGCCGCTGCCCTACGTGACCTACCAGCAGATCGGCGGCCGGCCGTTCACGTTCCTCGACGGCCTGCCCGACAAGCGCAACGGCCGGTTTCAGTTCAACCTCTGGGCGGAGACGCGCGACGAGGCGAGCGGCCTGATGCGCGCGATCGCCGACGCCCTGGAGCTCGATCCCGTGCTGCAGGCGACCCCGCTGGGCGAACTGGCGGGCACCTTCGAGCCGATCACCAAACTGCGCGGCACCACGCAGGATTTTTCCATCTGGTTTGCGCGGTAGCTCTCGCCGCCCCAGCCAATTCCCGCCCGCTTCGCGCGGGCTTTTTCTTTTCTGGAGATTCCCATGACTGTACGTCTCCCTAACGGCACGACGTTCGAGGTCGCGGCCAGCTATGGCCCGGCCAAGGTGTTCACGGCCATTACCAATGCCAAGCCTGCGAAGGCAGCCAGCGTTGCGCACGGCTTTGCCAAAGGCGCCGTCCTCGAAATTTCCTCCGGCTGGGCACGCCTGGACGGACGTGTCGCGCGCGCGGATGCTGTCACGGCCGACGCTTTCGCGTTCGAGAGCATCGACACCACGGACACCGATGTCTATCCAGTTGGCACGGGTATCGGCTCCGTGCGGCCGGTGCTGACCTGGCAGCAGATCACCCAGGTGCTGCAGTCCGCGGCATCGGGCGGCGACCAGCAGTTCTACAACTACTCGTTCCTTGAGGACACGAGCGACGAAAAGCAGATCCCGACGATCCGCAGCGCGCGCTCGTACACGCTGACGATCGCCGACGACCCGGCCCTCGCCCACTATGCGCTGCTCGAGGCAGCCGATGAAGATCGCGAGCCGCGCGCCGTGAAGATGAAGCTGCCTGGCGGCTCGCCGATCTACTTCCGCGCCTATATCGCGTTCTCCAAGGTGCCGACCACGACCAAGAACGAAGCTATGGCGACCACCGTCACGCTTTCCCTGACGGGCGAAGTGACCCGTTACGCAGGAGCCTAAACGCCCATGTTCAGCATCAATCCGAAACCGACGTTCGTGGCCGAGGCCGACATCCCCATTGCCGGCGGCGGTACCGAAAAACTGAAGCTGGTCTTCAAGCACAAGAAGCGCGATGACGTGCAGGCGTATTTCGCACAGGTGAGCGCGGGCGCCGATGGTCAATCCGATGCGGATGCGCTGCTCGAAATCGTTGCGGGCTGGGAGGACGTGGACGTGCCGTTCTCGCGCGAAGCGCTCGACCAGCTCGTGCAGAACTACCCGTCCGCGCCGCGCGCGATCTTCGACACGTACCTCGCCGAGTTGACCGGCCAGCGCCGGGGAAACTGATCGAGGCGGCACGCCGGCTGTACTGGAGCCAGCCGAAGGCCGAGCAACTGGCGGCCTTCGGTCTCACGCTTGCGGACATACAGCCGGAGGCGCTCGGCATCTGGCCGGAGAACGCGACCACTGTGGAGGTTTTCGCTCACCTGGGTACGCAGTGGCGCATCGGCGCGCGTGGTCCTGTCGGATTGGACTACGCGGCGATTCCGGTGGTGCTGCAGCTGCTGCGCGTGCCGCCTCACGAGCATGCCGATGTGTTCGCCGGCATTCGCATCATGGAATACGCCGCGCTGGCGCAAATGAACGGGGAGTGAGATGGCAGAAGCGGTCGGCAATGCGGTCGTCGGCAAGGCGACGCTCGTCGTTGATGCTGACGCCACGGGCGTCAAGGCGGGCATGGGTGAGGCCCGCACCGCGGTTGTGGCATTTGAGAGCGTCACGGCCAGCTCGGGCAAGAAGGCGGCGCGCAACATCCAGACGATCGGCGACGCGGCCAACGACGCCGCCGACAACATGGACGCGGCCGCCAGCCGCTTCCTGAAGAGTCTGCAGCGGCAGGCGGATCGAGCCGGCAGGACGGCAGCCGAGTATGCCGCGCTGCGCGCCGAGCAGCTCGGCGTGTCGCAGGCGGCCGCGCAGTACATCGAGCGTATGCGTGCTGCCGAGCTCGCCAACAAGGTCACCGACACGTCGACGCAAAACCTCGGCGTGTCCGCCCGTCAGACCGCCGCCGCGATGCGGGCGGTGGCGCCGCAGATGACGGATATCCTGACGCAGCTGGCCGGCGGGCAAAGCCCGCTGCTGGTGCTCACGCAGCAGGGCGGCCAGCTCAAGGACATGTTTGGCGGCATTGGGCCAGCCATCAAGGGCGTTGGCAGCTACGTTGCCAGCCTGATTACGCCGACGACGTTGGCCGCCGGTGCGGCGGCGGCGCTGGCTTTCGCCTGGTCGACGGGCGCGCAGGAGGCGCGCGGCTATACAAACGCGCTCATCATGACCGGCCACTATGCCGGGGTGTCCAGCGCGCAGCTGGCAGGGATGGCGGAGGGCGTGTCGCGTGTCATCGGCACACAGCACGCGGCGGCCGACGTGCTATCTCGGCTGACGGCCACCGGCCGGGTGGCCAGCGAGCAGATGAGCCAGGTTGCGGTCGCTGCAATCGCGATGGAGAAGGCGACCGGGCAATCGATCGATGAGACCGTCAAGGATTTCGTCAAACTCGCCGAGGAGCCGGCCAAAGCCTCGGTCAAGCTCAATGACCAATACCACTACCTGAGCGGCGCGATCTACGAACAGATCGCCGCGCTGGAGCGGGCCGGCCAGACCGACGAGGCGGCGGCACTCGCGCAAAAGACCTACGCGGCCGCCCTGGCGGATCGAGCGATGGAGGTGCGCCGCAACGTCGGTTACATGGAAATGGCGTGGCTCGGGCTGACCGATGTGGCCAAGCGGGCATGGGATGCGGTTGCCGGCGTCGGCCGCGCCGAGACGTCGGCCGACAAGCTCAATGGCCTGTACCGCGCCATGGCGCAGCAGGAGAAGGAGCTCGCCGAGGCGCGGGCCAAGGGCTACAACACGGTCCAGCTCGAGGCCGCGCTTAGCGCCAATCGGGCCAAGCTGCAGCAGTACAACGGCACCGTGGTCGACGACGCCAAGAAGGCCGCCGATCAGGCGGCCAAGCAGCGGGCCGAGGATGACCGGATCTCGGCGCGTTCCTCGATCGACGCGCTGATGAAGAGCGTGCGGTCGCGCCAGCAGATCCGCGACGACGACCTGAAGAAATTCAAGGCCGACGCGGAAAAGGCGGGCCTCACGGCGGAGGAGTACGCCAAGGGCGTCGCCGCCATCAACGAGAAGTACAAAGACAAGTCGTCCAAGGCCCACACCGAGGATGCCGGCACGCGCATGCTCGAGCAGCTACGCAAGACCGGCGCGGCGCTGGCAGCCCAGCAGACCGTCGACGAGCAGCTGACGGCCGGCCAGAAGGCGCGGGCCGAGTTCGAGCAGCAGATCGCCGACATCCAGACCCGCAAGACGCTCACGGCGGACCAGAAAAGCCTGCTCGCGCACCAATCCGAAATCAGGTCGCAGCTGGACCTGAATGTCGCCGCCGAGCAGGCGATCCAGAAACGCAAAGACGAGACGGCCGAGCTGGAGAAGCAGCACAAGCTGCTTGAGGACGCGCGCCAGCAGGCCGAGGGCATGCGCGTGCGCATCGCTGACGCCGCCCAGGCGCGCAGCGAGCAGTTCGGCCGCCAGCTCGACGCATTTGGCCTGGGCCAGCGCGCCAACGAGGAGTTGGCTGCCGCGAAGTCGATCTACCGCGAATTCGGATCGATGCGCACCGACTGGAACAAGTCGATGGCGAAGCGCGGCCTGGCCGGATCCGATCTGTACAAGGAAGGGCTCGCGCAGATCAACACCAGCGAGCAGGAGGCGCTGCAGCAGCTGGGCACCTATTACGACGCGCTGGCGGCCAAGCAGGCGGACTGGAAATACGGCGCGCTGTCGGCGCTGGCCGACTATCGGGATGCCGCGGCCAACGTCGCCGCGTCGGCGCAGCAGCTGTTCTCGAATGCATTTCAGTCGATGGAGGGCGCCGTTGCCAAGTTCGCCACGACCGGCAAGCTGGATTTCAAGAGCTTCGCACTGAGCGTGATCGAGGATCTGGTGCGGATCCAGGCGCGGACCGCGATTTCCGGGCTTGCCCAGATGGGGATCAGCATTGTTGGAGGCCTCTTCAGCGGCGCGATGAGCAGCGGCGCAGGGGCGTTCTCCGGTGCGGCCACGGCGGCGGCCGGCAGCGGGACCGTGCCGGTCGCCGGCGACATGCTTTACGGCAGCAGCATGCAGGCGCCGAGCTACACCAGCGGGGTGTTTCTGAGCGGCGCTCGCGCGGGCGGCGGGCCCGTCGATGCTGGTGGCCTGTATCTGGTCGGCGAGGAGGGGCCCGAGCTGTTCAAGCCCAGCGGCTCGGGCTCGATCGTGCCGAATCACGCCCTCGGCGGTGGCGGCGACGTGACCGTCAATGTCATCGGCGCGCCGAGCCAGCCGGCGGTGCGCCAGTCGACCGACGGCAACGGTAACAGGCAAATCGACCTGATTTTCAAGGAAATGGATCGCCGCATCGATGACCGCATCCAGCGCGCCACCATGCAGGGCGGCGTGCTGTCGCGGCGAGGGGGGTAATCGTGGCAATCGAAACGTTCACCTGGCGGCCGATCGGTTCGGCCCAGGGGAGCACCAAATTTCGCACGCTCAGTGCGCAGTTCGGAGACGGCTACCAGCAGGTAGCGCCGGCGGGCATCAATAACCGCTCCTCCAGCTGGCCGCTCCGGTTTGCGGGCGGTAAGGCTCGGATTCTCGAAATTCAGGCGTTCATCGACCGGCACGCCGGCGCCAAGTCGTTCTACTGGACCCCGCCGCTCGGCGCGCGCGGGCTTTTTCGTATTGGCGAATACACCCCAGTTGCCGAGGCAGGCGCGGTGTATTCGCTGTCAGCAACCTTTGTTGAGGCCTTTGCGCCATGACCTTACAACTCCAGAAAATCAACCTCGGTACCCCGCCGCTAGCCAGGGATGGGAACACCAACCGCGAGTGCAACGCGAAGACCAACGACAACATGGCAGCGATCGAGGCCTTTGCCAACGCGCTGGCGGACGATGTCGGTGCGATGACCAGCAATACGGGGGCGCTTGCGGATGATGTGCGGGCGCTGACGGGGGCGGTTGCCATGTTCGCCTGCAAGACGCCGCCCGCTGGCTGGCTCAAGGGCAATGGAGCGGCCGTCTCCCGCACGACCTACGCGCGGCTGTTCAGCGTGATCGGTACCACGTTCGGCGCGGGCGACGGATCGACGACGTTCAACCTCCCGGAGCTGCGTGCGGAATTCTGGCGCGGCTGGGATGACGGTCGGGGCATCGATGCTGGTCGAGTGTTCGGATCGGTGCAGGCCCAGGCGTTGAGCTCGCACCAGCACAAGACCGCGCTCGGTTTTGACGGCAGCAACCTGTTCGGTTGGGGCGACGGCAATGCGACCCCGATTTTCGGCTCCGAGGTGCAGTCCGGTGTGCTGCGCGTCGTCGGGTCCGTGACGCAAAGCGGTGGGGCTGCCCGTGTCGCCTACACGGATGCGGCGCTGATGGGCGTGAGCGGCGAGACCCGCCCGCGCAACGTGGCGTTGCTCGCCTGCATCAAATACTGACGACCATGCAAATTCATCACTATGACCACGTGACGGGCGAGTGGTTGAAGCTCGGTGCTGCCGACGAAAACCCGCTCGATCCGGAGAATCCCCTCATCCCCGCCTATTCGACTCCGGCCGAGCCGCAGGTCGCGGAGCAGGGTACGGTTGCGCTGTATCTCGACGCCGCTGGCCATGCCGCCCGCAACTGGTGGGAGGGGGCGTGGGAGGTGCGGGCCGATTACCGCAGTGCGCCGCTCTACCGCACAGCCGATGGCGCCCCCTACGACTACAGCGGGCCATATCAAGGCGTTGGGCCGCTGCCCGCCGAGCTCACGCAACAGCCGCGGCCCAGTGCGGCCCATATCTGGGACGGCGCGGCCTGGCAGCTGGACGAGGCGCTGCGGGCGAGCCTGCACAGCGCCGATGCGCTGGTCGAGCGTTGCGTCCGCATGAAACAGGCGCGGCGCGCGATCGAGCCCCTGCAGGCTGCTGCGGAACTGGGCGATGCGACTGAGGTGGAGGCCGCGCGGCTCCTCGCCTGGCGGCGCCATCTGGTTGCGCTGAATCGCGTCGACCTGGACGCCGATCCGGTGGCCTGGCCGGAGGCGCCCGACGCATGAAAATCACCGCCGATATTCAGCGCCTCGAGCCTGGTGCGCTGGTCGAGCTGTTCGAGCTCGATGCGACAGTCGTGGGCGGCGACGAGCTGCGCTTCCACGGCTATGCGCAGGTCGGGTCCATCTGGTGGAAGGGTAACGAGTACAGCCCGTGGCCGATCGAGGCCACCGGCTTTGCTCGCACCGGGCAGGGCCAGCAGCCGGCGCCGCAGCTCGCCGTCGGCAACGTCGACGGCTCGATCTCGGCGCTGTGCCTGTACACGGACGACCTCGTTGGCGCCAAGGTGCGCCGTCGCCGCACGCTGGGCCGGTTCCTGGACGCGCGCAATTTCCCCGAGGGCAACCCGGAAGCCGACCCGACAGAAGAGTTGCCGATGGAAGAGTGGTTCATCGAGCAGAAGACCGCCGAGACCAATGAAACGGTGGAATTCGAGCTCTCCAGCGCTCTCGATTTCAACGGCGTGCAGCTGCCGCGTCGCCAGATCATCGCCAACGTCTGCGGCTGGCTGACGGTCGGCGGCTACCGCGGGCCGGAGTGCGGCTACACCGGCGCCGCGATGTTCGACCGCAACGACAACCCCGTGGCCGACCCGTCGCTCGACAAGTGCGGCGGCCGGCTGTCGTCGTGCAAATGCCGCTTCGGCGAGAACGAGCCCCTGCCGATCGGCTGCTTCCCTGCGGCTGACCTGATTCGGACCTGACATGCAACAGACAACACTCGATGCGGCGCGCCGGCACGCCGCGCGAGAACACCCGCGCGAAGCCTGCGGGCTGGTGGTGGTGGCCAAGGGCCGCGAGCGCTACGTGCCATGCCGCAACGTCGCCGTGGGCACCGAGCATTTCGAGATGCCGGCCGAGGACTACGCGGCGGCCGAAGACCTGTGCGAAGTGCTGGCGGTGGTGCACAGCCACCCGAACGCCAGCGCCGAACCGAGCGAGGCCGACCGCGTGGCCTGCGAGGCGTCCGGGCTGCCCTGGCACATCCTGGCGTGGCCGGCCGACGACGTGCGCACGGTCACGCCGTGCGGCTACCGCGCGCCGCTGGTGGGCCGCCAGTTCGCGCACGGCATCCTCGACTGCTATTCGCTGGTGGCCGATTGGTACCAGCGCGAGCGGGGCATCCACCTGCCGGATTTCGAGCGTCGCGACAACTGGTGGGCCGCTGGCGGCGACCTGTACATGCAGCACTACGCGGAGGCCGGATTCCGGGTTGTGTCGCAGGACACGCCGGAGCGTGTGGGCGACGTGATCCTCATGCAAGTGCGTGCGCCGGTCGCGAACCACGCGGCGGTGTACTTGGGCGAGGGGCTGATGCTGCATCACCTGCATGGCCGCCTGTCGTCGAGGGACGTTTATGGCGGCTACTGGCGCGAGATCACGCGCTGCGTGCTGCGCCACCAAAGTGAGGCGTAGGTGATGGAACAGAAAATTCGAACGGTGCGCCTGTACGGGCGACTGGGCGCGCGTTTCGGCCGGGTGTTCCGGCTGGCGGTCGGCAGCCCGGCCGAGGCCGTGCGGGCGCTTTGCGCGCAGGTGGAGGGCTTTCGCCGTGAGCTGGCGACGAGCCATGAGCGCGGCATCCGTTATGCCTGTTTCATTGGCCGGCGCAACATCGGTGAGTCGGAGCTCGAATTGCCGCCTGGCGCGGACGACATCCGCATTGCGCCGGTACTCGCTGGCGCCAAGCAATCGGGCCTGTTTCAGACCATTCTCGGGGCGGCGATTCTCGCAGTCGCTTATTTCAATCCCGGAGGTTTTCTGACTGGGCCAATGGTGACGGCGGCCTACGGCATGGGCGCCTCCATGGCGCTGGGTGGCGTGGTGCAGATGCTTTCTCCGCAGCAGGCCGGCTTATCGGCCAGGGACAGCTCAGACAACGGCGCCAGCTACAACTTCAACGGGCCTGTGAACACCAGCGCCCAGGGCAACCCAGTGCCGTTGCTCTACGGCGAGATGGTGGTCGGCTCGGCGGTGATCTCGGCCGGGATCTACGCCGAGGATCAGGTGTAGGGAGGAGGATCTGCCGTAGGTTGGTAGCGTTGCGCACGGGTACCGCATGGCACCGGTGCGCCGGTCGACTTAAGCCGCCTCGGCGGCTTGCTCCAGCACGCCGGCTGCCCACTGGTTAAGGCTCACGCCTTGCGCGGCAGCGGCGATGGCGGCGGCCTCGTGCACCTTGCCCTCCACGCGCAGCACGAACTTGCCGGAAAAGTGCTTTTGCGGCTCAACGCCACGCCGTGTGCACTCTTCCAGAAACACGCGCAGCGACAACTCACCTTCGCGGTGCAGGCCAGTCACATCGGCGGCGTAGAAATCGGCGCCACCGTTCAGGCCAACAAACTCGCCACGGAACATTTCGATATCCGGGTCGTAGGCGATGACGGCCTTGTGGCCGCCGATGTTCATGACGTTGATCATGGCTTGACTCCGTTTTCCTCGAACCACTTACGCATCGAGGCCACAGCGCCCTTGTCCATATCAGGCGATGGGTGCGGTCGATGCATCACTTTAACTTGACCAAACAGGAAGACGGCCACGCGAGAACCCTCGCGCTCCTCCAATTCCGCGCCCAGTTCTCGCATGAGCGCGACGGCATCAGACCACTTAACGCCCGCTGGCGTAGGGCGGGAAAAGAGCAGCTCCAGCGTCTTCTGGTGTTTGGCTTTCATATCAAAATGATACTGTTCAATAGTATCAATTGCAATTGAGGGGTTGGTACATGCGCAACATCATCGGCTATGGCGGGGGCAAGGGCGGCGGCGTCAGCAGCACGCCGACCGAAGCGCCGGACAGCCTGCACTCGGTCGCCTATGCGCGCGTGCTGGATCTCGTCTCCGAGGGCGAGATCGCGGGCCTGGTCAACGGCCTGCAGAGCATCTATCTCGAGGGCACGCCGCTGGCCAACGCCGACGGCACGCTCAATTTTCAGAATGTGGCCGTCGACTACCGCCCGGGCTCGCAGGATCAGGAGGCCATTCCCGGCTTCCCCTCGGTGGAGAGCGAGAGTGCTGTCGGTGTCGAGCTGACCGCGACCATGCCCTGGGTGCGTGCGATTGCGAACACGCAACTGTCGGCGGTGCGCGTGCAGCTGTCGGTGCCGGCGCTGTCGCGCGCGGACACCAGCAGCGGGAATATCAATGGCTACCGGGTCGAATATGCGATCGACCTGGCTGTCGACGGCGGTGCGCTGCAGCAGGTGCTGGCCACCGCGTTCGATGGCAAGACGACCAGCAAGTACACGCGCACGCACCGCATTGAACTGCCGCGCGCGAAAACCGGCTGGACGATCCGCGTGCGCCGCATCACGTCCAACGCGAACAGCGGCACGATCGCCGACGTGACGCGAATCGAATCGATCGCCGAGGTGATCGACGCCAAGCTGCGTTACCCGAATTCGGCGCTGATTGGCGTGCGCATCGATGCGCGCCAGTTCAGCAGCGTGCCGACCCGGTCGTATCACCTGCGCGGCCGCATCATCCGCGTGCCGAGCAACTACGATCCGGCCACGCGCACCTACACGGGGCTGTGGGATGGCACGTTCAAGGTGGCCTACAGCAACAACCCCGCATGGGTTTTCTATGACATCGTGCTGCACAAGCGGTGCGGTCTGGGCGACCGCGTAAGTGCGGACATGGTCGACAAGTGGGCGCTGTACCAGATCGGCCAATACTGCGACGAGCTGGTGCCCGACGGGCGAGGCGGGCAGGAACCGCGCTTTACCTGCAACTGCTATCTCCAGCAGCGCAACGATGCTTACCCCGTCCTGCAGGACCTGGCCAGCGTGTTCCGTGGCATGGCCTACTGGGCGTCGAGCAACGTGGTCGCGGTGGCGGACATGCCGGCGTCCGCTTCGTACCTGTTCCACCCGGGCAACGTGGTCGACGGGCGGTTCACCTACGCCGGCAGCGCCAGGCGGGCCCGGAAGACGGTGGCGCTCGTCTCGTGGAACGATCCGGGCGACCAGTACCGCGCCAAGGTTGAGCATGTCGAGGATGGCGACGGCATCGCGCGATACGGCATCCAGCAGACCGAGGTGACCGCGTTCGGCTGCACCTCGCAGAGCCAGGCGCAGCGCGTCGGCCAATGGATTCTGCTAACCAGTCGACTTGAAACCGAGACGGTCTCATTCAAGGTCGGGCTCGACGCTGCAGTAGTCATGCCGGGCGCGATTATCGAGGTCGCGGACCCGGCGCGCGCGGGCCGGGCCAACGGTGGTCGCGTCCGCTCGGCAGATGGCCGGACGGTGGTGGTTGACCGGCCGGTGGTGGTCAAGGAAGGCGATACCCTGCTGCTGAACCTGCCGGACGGCACCGCGCAGCGGCGGACCATTTCCCGCGTCGACGGGCAGAGCCTGACCGTCTCGGCCGACTGGTCGCAGCCGGTGCAGGCGGAGGCGGTGTGGTCGGTCGAGAGCGCGGATCTGAAAACCCAGCTGTTCCGGGTGGTGTCGGTAACGGAAAGCGACGGCCTGACGTTCGACATCTCGGCGCTCGAGTACAACCAGTCGAAATTCTCGGCCATCGACCACGGCACGCGCATCGAGGCGCGCCCGGTGTCGGTGCTGCCGCCGTCGGTGCAGCCGGCGCCGACCGATGTGACGCTCGCCACGTACAGCGTTGTCGACCAGGGTATCGCCATCACGACGATGATGGTCGCGTGGCAGCCGGCCGCCAGCGCGGTCGCCTACACGGTCGAATGGCGGCGGGACAATGGCGAATGGGTGACGGCCGGCCGCACGGGCTCGCAGAGCCTCGAGGTGCGCAACATCTACGCCGGCACCTACGTTGCTCGGGTGCGCGCAATCAACGCGCTTGACGTGGCGTCGCTGCCGGCCTATTCGGCGGAGACCGGGCTCACCGGCAAAACCTCGCCGCCGCCGGTGGTGGGCACGCTGATCGCCACAGCCATCGTGTTCGGGATCCGGCTGGACTGGGCATTCCCGACCGGTCCGCTCGATGTGGAGCGGACCGAGCTCTGGTGGAGCAAAACGCCGGATCGCGCGTCGGCGACCAAGCTTGGCGATTTCGCGTTCCCCGCCAACACGCACACGCTGATGGGGCTGGCGGCCGGCGCGACGTTCTATTTCTGGGCTCGCTTGGTCGACAAATCCGGCAATGTCGGCGCGTGGTACCCGTCCGGCAATGGCGTGCTTGGCATGAGCAGCGACCAAGCCTCCGACATCCTCAGCTACATGAAAGGCCAGATTGGCAAAACGCAGCTCGCTGGTGACCTGCTGTCGGCGGTTGATTCGATTGATCCGCCGATGGCGGGCAGCGATGAGGATTTTGCCGGCGACGGCACCGTCTACGCCGGGATCGTGTCGACGCAGTCGGTGCTGGAGGAGGCCAACCGCGCGATCGCGCAGCAGGTGACGACCATGCAGGCTACGGTCGCGCAGAGCAGTGCGGCGGTGCAGGTGGCGCAGCAGGCGGTCGCCGAGCAGGGTGGCCGGCTGGCGGCGATGTACACCATCAAGACGCAGATCGCTGCCAACGGCCGGACCTACCTGGCCGGGATCGGCGTCGGCGTCGAGAACGACAAGGGTGTCATCGAAAGCCAGGTGCTGATCGCTGCGGATCGATTCGCGGTGCTGCATCCGAACGGTGACAGCGTGTTGACGCCGTTCGTGATACAGGGCGGGCAGGTGTTCATGGATTCGGCGTTCATCGCTGACGGCACGATCACCAGCGCCAAGATCGGCGACTCGATCCAGTCGAGCAATTTCGTTGCGGGGCAGACTGGGTGGAGGCTCAGCAAGTCGGGCCTGTTCGAGAACAACGGCAACGGCGCCGGCGGCCGGCGCGTCGATACCAGCGCGCTCACGCAGATCTATGACAGCGCCGGCACCCTGCGGGTGCGCCTGGGGGTGTGGTGATGACGGTCGGCCTGGAAATCTACAACGCCGCCGGCGTGCGCACGTTCAGTACGAATGACCGGGTCGGCCGGGTACTGGGGTCCACGTACACCGGCACCGCGGATGGCGCAATTTCACATGGAGAGTTGGCCAATGGCCAAGGGTTTTGCACGTGTTTGCCGCTCGGTTCTATCCCAGGGCCGGGCGATTACTGGCTGGCGTTTCCGTCGGTGGTTCTCGACGGTACGACCATCCGGTGGGTGTTTCCGACGTGGAGCAGCAACACTGCTGCTCGCCGCGTCAACTGTTTGCTTGTTTTCGGCGTGTGGTAGCGGTGGAGAGGGGGAGGAAGCGGCAGTGCCTGCAGGTCTCACGGTGTACGGCGAACACGGGTTCGTCCAGATTACGGAGGCGTACGGAAACCTGGCGTTGCGCCAGAAATCGACCGTCACGCCAGATGGCAGCGGCCGCGGGTCGATCATGTTCTCGGCGAGCCGGCCGTTCGTGTGCATCCAATCGGCCAACCCTGTCGCGTTGCTCGGCTCGAGCAACAGCGGCGCGGACTGGACCGTGAATTTCTCGGCGCCGGCGCAGGCACCGTTCACGGTCTACGTGTTCGACGAGCCGGCGGCGCCCAGTGGCCAGCCCGGGCTGCAGGTGTTCAAGGCTGACGGCACGCTGGCCTTCGATTCCGGCCTGGCCTACCTGAAGGTGTCGGGCGTTGTCACGCCGCCCTCGGGCGCACCGGCGTACGGCCAGTCGTGGGAGGCGAGTCCCCTGACGGCGGGCAACTATGCCGCCTGCCTGTCGTACACGCGCACCGGCATCTACGCGGTGCCCGGTACCGACACGCTGTTCGTCGCCGACCACGTCTACACGACGGCGAACAGCGCGGGGCTGAAGCTGCTGCAGTACACGCACCGCGGCGCCTGGAATCAGGGCGACGGGTCCGGCCTGAAAATCGATACGGCTAACCCGCCGCAGATCGTGCTCGTCGACGTATCGCAGCTGTAGCGCTTACCCCATCCACCAACACCAACGGCCCGCCTTGTGCGGGCCGTTTGCTTTTCTGGAGCATTCAAATGCCATACACAGATCCGTCCGTGCTGGGCGGTCGGAACCTCGCTGCGTTTCTCGATATGGTGGGGTTCAGCGAGGGGACGGACAACGGCCGCCAGCCGACGCGCGATCGCGGGTACGACGTGCTGGTGGGCGGTGGCCTGTTCGTGAGCTACGCCGACCATCCGCGCATCCTCGTGGAGCTGCCGCGCTTGGGTATCAAGTCGACGGCGGCCGGCCGCTACCAACTCCTCGCGCGCTACTACGACCCGTACCGCCGGCAGCTGAGGCTGGTCGATTTCGGCCCGGCCGCGCAGGACGCGATCGCGGTCCAGCAGATCCGCGAGCGGGGTGCCCTGGTCGACATTCAGGCCGGCCGGCTGGCTGCGGCGATCGCCAAGTGCAAAAACATCTGGGCGAGCCTGCCCGGCGCCGGCTACGGCCAGCACGAACAGAAATTCGAGACGCTCCGCGCGCACTACCTGCGCTGCGGCGGCCAGGAGGGGAAGGGCTGATGACTGAATCCGAAATGGCCGTAGCCGCGAAGGTCGGCGGCTCGGCCGCGCTGGGCTCAGTGATCGCGCTGCGCTTTCTGCCGGGCACGTGGTGGCAGCGCATGCTGTCGTTCGTGAGCAGCCTGGGCATCGGCTGCCTCGCCGGCGGCGCGGCCGTCGAGCGGTTCCTGCTGGTGCCCGGCTCGTACACCCACATGCTCGCGGTGGCCTCGGCCGCCGTTTTTGGCCTGGCCATCGTCAACAACGCCATGCAGCAGATCCCGGAAATCCTGACCGATCTGCGCCGGCGGTTCCTGGCCAAGGAGTGACCATGCTGCTCACATCCATCAACCAGATGGCCAACGCCATCATTTTTGCTGGGTCGCTGTGGGCGGTGCTCACGCACAAGGTGCCCACGCGCACCGGCGGCGCGCTGGTGCTGGCGCTGGTCAATTTTGCGGCGCTGGGCAACATCGTCATTCCGGGCGCGTGCCACAGCGCGCCCGAGGTGGCACTGAATGTCGCGGTGGCCGTCGGGGCGCTGTGGGCCTTCTGGCGGCTGGAGCTGCGCCGCCGGTTTTCCAAGCGGGGGCCGGCATGAGCCTCATCGATCCGCGCTTCCTGCTGGCGGCGCTGCTGGCGCTGCTGGTGGTTTACGGCGCGGGCTACAGCAAGGGGGAGCGCGACAGCGCCGCCGCGCAGCAGCAGGAACTGCAGGAATGGCAGTTGACCGCCGAGGCCGCGACCGAGCTCTACCTGCAGGCCCGCGACCGCAAGGACGTTCGGTACCGAACCATCACCCAAACTGTGGAGGTCGCCAAGAATGCGACGCCTGACATTGCTGATTGCCGCACTGGTGACGACTGGATGCGCATCTACCGTGACAACGCCGCGATTGCCAACGGCACAGCCGTGCCCGCCGGTTCTGGAGGTGCCGACAGGGCCGACGCTCGCTGACCTGCGGCAGTTCGCGCTGGATCTGCAGCGCCAGGGCGGCGAGTGCCGCGACCGGCATCAAGCGCTCATTGATGCGGTTAGCGGCACCCGATAGACCGTAGCGCTAGGCGAATGCGGCGCGACACCTAACGTTTTGCGATCTTCCTCAAAAAAAAGTCGATTGCGTCTCGGTCAACTCCTTCCGGACTTCTCTGAAGAGCTCCACGACCCGCTTGGTCGAGACAACTCGCGTTACTGGCATCCCAGAGGGCGCAGCTGCGAGGGCGGCGGCTTTTTCACTCGTGTAGATCGCAGCGGCGAGAGTAGCGGCTACTTGATTCAGATCTTCCATGCGTGGACTCCAGTCGATGGTTCCTGTGCATGATGCCCACGCTGGACGGGCGACCGTACCCCCAGAATTGGGGGAACTTACCGCTTGAAGATGCGGCTCAAAAGCGAGCGCTTTTTTTCTTGAGGGCGCTTCCCATGATTTCTCAGGTATTCCTCGGACTCCTTGGCGTCTTGGTCGATGTCCAAGTCGGAAGGCGCGTTGAAAACGAAGGCAATCGCCTCGCGCCATTCGGGGCTCGCCTGCCAGGCGTCCAAATAGGAGCCCCGCTGCATCGGCGTTAGAGATGCCCAATATGGTCGCCACTCCTGATCGAACCAGGGTTCGGCGATGCCTTGTCTAACGTGCATCGCCAACTCGTCAGGTTTGATGTGTGGGAATGCGACCCACGGCGGCTGTGGAGCTTTGATGGGGTCAGTTGGCATCAATATGATCCGCGATCCAGTCGAACCCGAAATATCCCGCGGTGCCTCCGACGACCGCGCCGATGGCCCCAGTGACAACTGCTCCGGGCCCTGTCTCGAAACCCAGCGCAGCGCCGCCTGCCGCTCCAAGCTTCATCCCAGCCCAGGCCGTCGCCCATCCCCCAGCCTGTCGAACAGATTCGGCGACGATGGGCTTGGCAGAGTGCCCCACGATGGACTTCTGGGTGGCTCGGCTCAAATCGACCGCTGTCATGGCAAATCCAATGACCTGCACGCCTTGCAACCCGCGCGTCAGTGCCATGCTTGCAGCGCCCTTGACGGCGTTGGCGGGTACCGCGCCCCGAACAAGGACTTCTCGGTCAGCCTGCACCAGGCGTTTGATCCTCTCGATGTTGGCGGCAGTGTTGCCGCCGCGCGCTTTGGCTGCGATTCGATCCAGATCGGCGAGGATTTCCCCGGTGTCGTGGAAGGTTGCGCCTGCAGCGCGGGCCTTGTCAACGTCGATCCAGAAGCGACTGCCGGAGAATCTCGGCGCTCCAAACGCACGGGACGATGCAGACGAGTATGGGCTTGGTTTCATCCCGAGGGCGTGTCGTCCCGGCGGCAGGGCCGACGCGGGGTTAGTCGGATGCAGGCCAAACACTTCAGGGTTAGGCATGAGAGGCATGGGATGGCCAAGTCTCGCGGCATAGGCCTTGGCCATTGCAGGATTCACCATCACCTTGCGGACGACTTTGGAGCGGGCGGGATTGATCTCGTCCGCCAATACGAAAACGTAGGCGCGCCCGGGAATGATGCTCGGGGCATGCTCATGCTGCCGATTGGCGGCAACTCCACTGGCGAGCGGGGGCGTTATCGTCGGAGACTGACGGACTAGTGAGTCGCGCAGATGGAGCGTCTGCCCGACCGTCAGCCTCTGGGATGGGAACAGCCGATTGTCTTCGGCAATGTGCCTCCACTTCTCCGGTTCGCCGAACCAGGCGCTCGCGATTGCCCAGAGGGAGTCGCCGGGCTTAACAACGTAGTTCATGTCCTCGCCTTGCGCGTATCAGGTGAGTCGATTCCAGCTATTTGCCCTGTACTTGGGGAGGCTGGGCGCGCGTCATGCTAGCGGGGATTCTGTCGGTCGGCTGCTGAAGGAAATTGAGATCAGAATTTCGTGTACTGGTACTCGCGTACCCGTGCGACCTATACGAGCGGGAGCGTGGCGGCGATTGAATTGTCGGCTGGGCAGAATGGCAGGCCACAAAAAAGAAGGGCGACCGGTTGGTCGCCCTTGGGTTAGCCGTGGGCCATTAGCTCCATGGCTGCGCGAGCTAAGAGCCCGCTTCGGGTCTCGTGCCGGTTTTCAGCGAATCGATCCAGCTTCTTGAGCACAAAACGGGGGAGCGACACATTGATGCGTTCGGGGGTGCGGTCAAGCTCCTCTGCATCGACATCAATAAGCGCCCAAACAGCGCCAGCATATTCGTCTTGCTTTGTCAGGTCTTCGATCGTCGAGCAGGTAACGTCTACGTCTTCGCCAAGCTCTACCAGGGTCTGTAGATGGCCCGCGATGGCCTCCCGCGTGTTGCGGACAGCGTCATCGATGGTATCGCCCCACGAATGGACGCCGGGGATATCCGGCACCGTTACGCCATAGACGCTCCCCTCATCCTTGTGAATAGCGATGGGGAATTGCATGGCTCTCCTCTTCAGGTCAGTTGTTGATGTGCAGTTATGAGTTCGCATCTCTGGGAAAAACCGCCGACCTTACTTCAGGCCGGCGGCTTTCTTCTGGATGCTACGAACTGTCCCGATTGGCAGGTCCTTCTTTGGGTGAGGCACCGTCAGCAGGCCCGGTTTTTCGGGGTGCTTGTAATGATGGTGACTGCCGTTGATGCGCACCAGCTGCCATCCATCATCTTCGAGCATCCGGATTAGCTGTGCAGATTGCATCGCAGTCTCCGGTTGTTCTGTGTGTAATTCTACACAAAATCGTTATTAACGCAAGGGGAGTGTGTAGCCGTGTGTATGCTGTGCGCTACGGTCGAAACTTCGGAGGCGTAGGTTTCCCCGTAACTGTCCTGAGTGTCCTGAGAAACCCTTACCCGGTGGGAGGGCCAGAGCGGAGCGTTTAGCTATGCGGTATCAATGAGTCGCACGCATCACGCGCTCAGCCCAATTTGCCAGCGTTTTGCCAACATCCTCCGTTTTGTCCCATAGCTAAGCCAAATTGCGGGGGTTCGAGTCCCCTCCCTCGCACCACCCACACCCGGCATCGTGTCCGGTCAGCCGCCCAAAGGCGGCCGCCTTACGCCATAGCGCGGATAGGCGCCGGGCGCACGCATTCCCTACGATGAAGCCGTCGACACAACGGTACGAGCGGGGCGCGCGCCATGACGATCTTCGACGAGAACGAGCATCGCGAGCAGTTCTGGGCTGCCGTGCGTGACGCGATCGCCTTGCGCGAGCAGTCCGCGCGGGCTCACCGCACCGAGCGGCTGGTCGGCGCGGCGATCGGATTGTCGATTGCCGCGCTCGGGCTGGCCTTGCTGGTATGGCGTCGCCACACCCGTGGCGATGCCGACTAG